TACATGGCAACAAGAATGCAACAGCGCAGAGGAACTGCAGCTCAATGGACTTCTACCAACGATGGCGATGGCCCAATCCTAGAAGTTGGTGAAATTGGCTTTGAAACCGACACTGGTAAGTTTAAAATCGGCGACGGTACAAATAGATGGATTGACCTAGATTACTTCCTAGATGAATCAGAAATTGATAGTATTACAGGTGATTATGTTTTATCATCTACCCTGGGACAAAATAATGGTGTTGCAACTCTCGATGGATCTGGAAAGCTAACTTCATCACAGATTCCCAACATAGATGAGCTTTCTCAGGAAGCTGTCAATAATGCTTTAATTGCTGGCAGCGGACTAGACAAGACATACGATGATTTAAATAATACAATAACACTTGATATTGATTCAACAGTTACTGTAAATGATGCAGTACAAACTTTAACTAATAAAACATTAACATCTCCTAAGATTAATGAAGATGTTGCTCTTACAGCAACTGCTACAGAATTAAATGTTCTTGATGGAATTACCGCTTCAACAACAGAGCTAAACTATGTTGACGGAGTTACTTCTGCCATTCAAACACAACTAGATGATAAGTTGTCAAAGACTGGTGGAACAATGACTGGAGATATTACTCTTCCAGGAAGTCCAACACAAGCGTTACACGCTGCAACAAAGGCATATGTTGATTCTCTTGGAGAAGGATTACATATTCATGCATCATGCGTTGCTGCTACAACAGCAAATGTATCAATTGCTACAGATCTTGAAGCAGGAGATATAGTTGATGGAGTAACACTTGCTGAGAATGATCGTGTTCTTGTTAAATCACAAACAAACGCAGCACAAAATGGTATTTATGTGGTTCAGGCATCAGGTGCAGCGCTTCGTGCATCAGATTTTAATGAACCACAAGAAGTTGATGGTGGAGACTTTGTATTCGTAACAGGTGGAACACTATATGACAATACTGGTTGGGTTCAAACAACTACAAATGTTGTGACAATTGGAACAGATCCAATTGCCTTTACTCAGTTCTCAGGAGCTGGAACTTATACCGCTGGTTCTGGACTTGAGTTAAATGGCACGGTATTTAGCATAGACACTGATACCACAGTAGATACATCTACAATACAAACACTTACAAATAAGACTATTGATGCATCAAGTAATACATTATCAAATATTTCAAATGCATCACTTACAAATTCATCTGTAACAATTAATGGTGAGACTGTATCTTTGGGCGGTAGCGTTACAATATCTGCTGCACCAACACCGCAGGCAGTATCTTCTAATATTACAATGGTTGCAAATTATAATTATTTTGTAGATACAACAGCTGCAAGAAATCTTACACTACCCGCAAGCCCAGCATTAGGAGATACAATTGCTATCTATGATGCCTCTGGATCTGCAGCAACAAATAACATTACTATTTCTCGCAACGGTAACAAAATAAATGGACTAACAGAGGATGCATTAATAGATGTAGATCAATCAGTTGCAGTAATTGTTTATACAGGAGCCACACTAGGCTGGAAGTTTGATTAATAGGGCGGAGACATAGGTGACTATTAAAAAATCTGCAAAAGGTTTTACAGCCAAAGGCTCCACATCAGATAGACCTTCTACACCAGTAGCTGGGGATATTTTTTCTAATACACAGTTGGGATACCCTGAATTTTATACTGGGATTACTTGGGTACCAATAGGAGCCTTGCCTACCGCCCCAACTGGAGTTACGGCTACAGATCAAGGAACAGGTAGAGCGTATAACAATGGACGGGCATCTATATCATTTACACCAGGATCAGTTCCAGGATCTACATACACAGTAACTTCGTCACCTGGAGGGTATACAGGAACTGGTTCTTCTTCACCAATAACCATAACAGGTTTGCAATCATCAACACAGTATACATATTCTGTTATATCTACAAGCGTTTATGGAACATCACCTTCATCTTCAGCATCTGCAGGTGTTACTGCAACAACCGTTCCTCAAGCACCAACTATAGGAACACCATCTTCAACAGGGGCTACCACTGTTTCTGTTCCTTTTACAGCAAACGGAACTGGAGGATCTGCAATAACTTCTTATACAGTAACTGCATCTCCAGGAGGTCAAACTGCAACTGGATCTTCTAGTCCAATTACTGTTAGTGGATTAACAACTAACAGTAGCTATACATTTACAGTTACTGCTACAAACGCAAACGGAACTTCTCAGTCTTCTTCTGCATCTGCCTCAACAGTTGTAGGAATTCCAGTCGTTACTGGCGGTACACTAACCTCAGATGCAACTTATTATTATAGAACATTTACATCAGGAGGAACTCTATCTGTTTCAACAATGCCATTGACTGCAGACGTGGTAATTGTCGGAGGAGGCGGTGGAGGAGCAGGTGGAGGAAATGATAGAACTGGTGGCGGTGGAGGAGGCTCTGGAAGATACAGAGTTTTAACTGGACAAACAATTCCTGTAGGTAACACAAGTATTTCGGTTGGTTCTGGTGGTTCTGGTGGAGCCTCTGTAACAAATGGTAATCCTGGGTCTGCAAGTTCTTTTGGAGCAACTTCATCAGAAGGTGGCAATGGAGGAACACGAGGAACTATTGGTAATAATGGACTTGGAGGAAGCGGAGGAGCTGGTGGTGGAGCTGGAACCTCACAGGCTACATCTGGAGCTGGATTGGGTGGAGGTGCTGGTGCAACTTATGGTAATAAAGGCGGTAATAATCAAGTAACTGGTGAAGCTCGTGGAGGAGATCCGTTATATGGCTCTTCTTCGTCAATAGCTGGAATTTCATTGCCTTCTGGAGGAGCTGGAGGAGGCGGAGCTTCTTCTGGAACATTTAGTCAATTTGGAGCTCAAACTGCTGGAACTTCTCCAGGATCTGGCGGTGGAGGAAGAGGATCTCATGATGGTTCTCCTTCTGGAGCCTCTGGCGGACAAGATGCCACATACTATGGCTGCGGTGGCGGTGGCGGAGGAGCAAACTGGAGTGGATCTGGTGGAGGCTCTGGTGGAGCGGGGTATCAAGGAGTTGTTGTAGTTAGATATACTAGAAGTTCTGTAGGAGGATAAAATGACAATTAGAAAATCATCAACATCGGGAGTGCCTTTTGGCAATACTGCTAGTCGTCCTGCAAATCCTGCTGTAGGTCAAACATATTACAATGGTGAATTAGGCTACCAAGAAATTTATACAGACAGTGGCTGGATAGCGGCTGCTGGGGGCAATGATTTTAATGTTAATATACCTGGAACATATACATCTGTTACGTTTAATCAAAGCTATGCAGCAGGATCATATTCAATATCTTCAAAATTAAATGATTCATCTTTAGATATTTATGCTATTGACAGTGACAACTCTTTGGTTGGATATACCAATACCTCATCACTTACAACATCTCAAAGATTTAATAAAATTGTAGTTGTAGGAGGATCCTCTTCAGATGTTTTAAGCTTTAGCTATAAGACAACATATACTACCTCTACTACAAATTCAGAAACATCAGCAGGACCATTCTTGACATCTGTCACTCCTTCGTCTGCTCCTAACCAGAATGATACAATAACACTATCAGGAGGAAATTTTGCAACTAATGTACAAGTTTCATTTACTGGAAATGGATATTCTGCCACCCCAGCAAAAAATATTGTAAGATCTAGCTCTTCTTCATTAATAATAACAAGACCTGACAATTTCCCAGTTTCTAGTTCCCCATATACAGTAACAGTTACAAATCCAGGAGTTTCAAATCCTACAGGAAGCAATGCACACATATTATCTAATTCAGTTACTGCTGGAAACACTCCAGTTTGGGTAACAGCATCTACACTACCAAATTTTGTTAAAGGTGTTTCATACTCAACAACAGTTCAAGCTACAGATTCAGATGGAGGATCATCTATAACATATGCCTCAGTATCTGGAGCCCTACCTTCTGGAATTAGCTTTAATTCTTCAACGGCAACGTTTAGTGGAACGCCAACAGCGAATGCTGGCACTCCATACTCAATAACTATTCGTGCCACAGATTCTGGCGGTAATTTTATAGATAGATCATTCACATTAAGTCAGGTAGTTCCAGATGCACCAACTATAACGTCTGTTACTGACGTAGGAACTAATCGTGCATACAACAACGGTGCTGTTTCAGTTGCATTTTCTGCTCCATCATATATTGGAACCTCTGCAATAACATCTTATACAGTTACTGCAAGCACAGGACAAAGCGCATCTGGATCATCATCACCAATAGTGGTTGGTGGAATAGCAACTGGAGCAAACCCAACATTTACAATAACAGCAACTAATGCTCAAGGTACATCATTGTCTTCTGCAGCAAGTTCATCAGTTACAGTTACGACAGTGCCACAGGCACCAACTATTGGAACAGCAACAAGAGTAGGCGATACTACTGTATCTTTAACATTTACTGCAAATAATAGTGGTGGAAAAACAGTTACTTCTTATACAACTACTTCATCTCCATCAATTTCCCTATCAACATCTGGATCATCTAGCCCAGTCTCAGTTACTGGGTCATATGCATCAGGAGTTTCTTATACTTTTTCAATTGCAGCTATAAATGCTAATGGTACATCAGCATTTTCATCATCATCAAATTCTGTAACTCCTAAGCTACCTCCAGTATTGTCTGGAGGAACACTATCTTCAGATGCTACATATTACTATAGAACATTTACTGGAAATGGAACACTAACAGTATCTCAAGCTTCTATACCAGTTACCGCCCTACTAGTTGCTGGTGGAGGAGGAACAACCTACTCTTCGTACGAATTTGATTCAACCTATGGAAGCTATAGAGTTTGGAGCGGTGGCGGAGGTGGTGGAGGAGTAACAACTACGTCTCCAACTTTACCTGCAGGAAGTTATCCAATAGTTGTTGGAGCTGGAGGAGGTCAGAGCTCAGGCGGAAGCAATTCTACTTTTAATGGAGCCTCAGCAATAGGTGGTGGAACAGGAAGATTTAATACTGGAGATAATGGTGGATCTGGTGGTGGCGGTGGATATATAGGTGCATCAGGATTTGGATCATATTCAGGAGGTACTGGAACTTCTGGTCAAGGATTTAATGGAGCATCAGGATCAAGCGGATCTGGTGGAGGTGGTGGAGGATCTGGCGCAGCTGGAGGCGGATCAAGCGGTGGAGCTGGAACAAATTCATATTCTACATGGGCAACTGCAACATCAACTGGGTCAGGTGGAAGATATGCTGGTGGTGGCGGTGGATCAAATGGCGGATCTGGCGGATCTGGAGGAGGAGCTAGCTCAGGAACTACTACTGGAAATGCTGGCTCAACAAATACTGGAGGCGGTGGAGGAGCATCATCATATACTTCTACGTCATATGGAAATTATCCAGGAGGAACTGGTGGTTCTGGACTTGTTATAGTTAGATATTTACGTTCGGATGTAGGAGGATAAAATGGCTCACTGGGCTGAATTAGATGATAATAATATTGTTGTTCGTGTAACTGTTGGAGACAATAATGATCCAAACGGCGATGAAGGGTATCAGTGGCTTATTGATAATCTTGGCGGTACATGGATTAAAACATCATATAATGCAATTGGTGGTAAAAAAATGGATTCAAATACAGGACAAATTATAGACGAGCCAGGATTTAGAAAGAATTTTGCGTCAGTTGGAGGAAAGTATAATCCAGAATTGGATGCATTTATTCCACCAAAACCAGAAGGAGATAACTGGACATTAAACGAAGAAACTTGTCTTTGGGAAAATGCTTAAAGACAAAATTTTGACTATTTAAAAACAATACTGTATAATAGGTGAGAGCTTTGAATTTTACAAAGCTCTCATTTTATTTTTTATTGAAAGGTTTTATAAATGTCAGATCTATTTTCATTTCGTTTGCTAGAAGAGTTTGTTAATAAATACAAGGATTTAGAGCCACCGTTCGGATTTGCCGATGCTGGAAATAACTCCCTTGGAGAAATAACATTTATTAGAACCTATTCTAGAGTTAAAGAGGACGGTACCAAAGAACGCTGGTATGAAGTCTGCCGTCGTGTAATCGAGGGTATGTACTCAGTACAAAAAAATCATGCTAAAGAAAACCGTCTTCCATGGAATGATAATAAAGCACAGAAGTCTGCACAAGAAGCCTTTGAAAGAATGTTTAATTTAAAGTGGACACCACCAGGACGTGGCATGTGGGCATTTGGAACTCCTATGACTATGGAGAAGAAAAACTCTGCTGCCCTTCAAAATTGTGCAATGGTATCAACAAGAGATCTTGACAAAAACGATCCTGGCGCATTATTTGCATGGGTAATGGACGCACTTATGCTTGGCATTGGTGTCGGATTTGATACAGTCGGAGCAGAAAAACAATTTCCTATTTATGCTCCAACAGAACCAGTATTTGTTTATGAAATTCCAGATACTCGTGAAGGCTGGGTAGAATCAGTAAGAATGCTATTAAATTCTTATTTAAGACCACATCAAGCTATTCAAGAATTTAGCTATGACCTGATCCGTCCCCTAGGAGCCCCAATTAAGGGCTTTGGTGGCGTTGCAAGCGGTCCACAGCCATTGATTGACCTTCATAACCGCATCCGCACTGTAATCGGCGGTAGAGCAGGAGAAACTCTAGATTCACGTGCTATTGTAGACATTGTAAATCTAATTGGTACATGTGTTGTATCTGGAAATGTTCGTCGTTCTGCTACTCTTGCACTAGGTGCTGCTGGAGATGAAGACTTTATTAATTTAAAAAATGCAGAAGTATTTCCCGACAGAAACTCATATGATCCAGAAAAACCAGGGTGGGCATGGATGTCAAATAATTCTATTTCTGCAACGGTAGGAACAAAATATGATGATTATGTAGATCTTATTGTAAATAATGGAGAACCAGGATTTATTTGGTTAGATGTTGCAAGAAACTATGGAAGACTAAATGACGCTCCAGATTATAAAGATTATCGTGTAATGGGATTTAATCCGTGTGCAGAGCAACCATTAGAATCTTATGAGCTTTGTACACTTGTAGAAGTACATTTAAACCGCCACGAATCAAAAGAAGATTTCTTGCGTACATTAAAGTTTGCATATTTATATGGAAAGACTGTTACATTAATTCCAACACACTGGCAACAAACAAATGGAATTATGCAACGTAATCGTCGTATTGGAACATCATTAACTGGAATTGCTTCTTTTGCAGATAAAAAAGGATTGCCAGCAGTTCGTGAATGGATGGATGAAGGATACAATACAATTCGTAAATATGACCACACATACTCTGAGTGGCTATGTGTTCGTGAATCAATTCGTGTAACAACAGTTAAGCCATCAGGATCAGTCTCTATACTTTCTGGAGCAACACCAGGAGTACACTGGGCTCCAGGAGGAGAATATTTCTTAAGAGCAATTCGTTTTGGAGAAACAGATCCAATGATTCACTTGTTCAAAGCAGCAGGGTATAAGATTGAAAAAGACCTTGTATCAGCAAACACACAGGTTGTATATTTCCCAGTCCACTCTGGACATCCAAGATCTGAAAAAGATGTAACACTGTTTGAAAAAATAGCACTTGCTGCCACTGCTCAAAAGTATTGGTCAGATAATGGTGTTTCTGTAACACTTTCATTTGATAAGGAAACAGAGTCTAAGCATGTTGCCCCAGCACTTCATATGTACGAAGGTCAATTGAAGGCGGTATCATTCTTGCCAATGGGTAATACTATTTATCCACAGCAACCATACACCCAAATCACAAAAGATGAGTATGAATCATATATTGGTAAGATTAAAAAGATTAATTGGTCTGCCATTTATGATGGAGTGGACAACCTTGAGGCAGAGGGCGAAGCCTACTGTACAACAGACTCATGTATGCTTCCCAATAATTAGTTGTGACAACTAAATATTGTGATATTATGTATACATGAGCAAAACAAGGCTTTGCAGATCTTGTAAAATTGATAAGCCACTCGAAGACTTCTATGAAGATAGAAGAGTGAAAAAAGATGGTCGTAGGTCTAGGTGTAGAGAATGCCTAACAAGCGGTATGCCACCTGGACCTATTGCAATGGATCCATTAAAAAGATATAAAGAAGATAAAAATGGGTGCTGGATTTGGACTGGGGCAATTCATAAATCTGGATATGGTCAGATAAAGTGGAATGGTAAAAGCACTGTCGCTCATAGAGTAATATATCAAATTGTTAATGGAGAAATACCAAAAAATATGGTAATAGACCATTTATGCAATGTAAAAAAATGCGTCAATCCAAAACACCTAGAGGCTGTATCATATTCTAAAAATACTCAAAGAGCTTGGAATAGAAATCACTGCTCAACATGCACATGTAATATAGAAAGAGTAAAAATAGTATAATTTGGTAAAGTGGGGGCACAAAATTACTATTATATGCTATACTTATGGTTATGAACAATAACGTCAATCCATTTATCAGTCCAAAAACTGGTAAACCTATTGTTAGTAATGTACGTCGTCAGGTTATTGAAAAGAAATATAACTGGGGACTATATGTATATAAAAAATCTAATGGTAAATGGTTTACAGACGGAGAGGGTAATGTTTTAAATATTCCTGCTGTTCGTGGAGATTTAACAAAAATATCACAGTTAAAAGACGCAGCAAAATATTATGGTGATGAAGGTGATGGAGAAGCAGTCTTTGTTCCTGGATTAACTAGAATTTCAGAAGAAGAGCACACTGAGCAGATGGATAGATTTAAAAATGGTCTTTTGCCATCAATGAATGACCTTGGGGCTATTCATGCTGCACAGCAAACTTTAAAGACACATGGAAGAGATGCTTACGAAAATGGATAGAGATTTTGAATATATTCAAGCAAGCTTAAATACACAGCCAAGCAGAGAAAATCAATTTGCAAGCCATGATCCTTTTAGTAAGTCTTGGGATGATTTAAAAAACCTTGCTGGCATTGATAATAATTTTAAAAGACGTGCAGCAAGAAATTTAAATAAGGCAGTAGCTACAGAAGATCCAAGATATTTAGATTCAGCAAATGCAAATCCATCGGGACAAGATGCTGAATCAAAGGCAATCAATCCTGGCACGGTATATAGAAATGGTTACGGACTATTTGATGTAATTACACCACCATACAACATGTATGAATTAGCAAACTTTTATGATACTAACTTTGCAAATCATGCTGCTATTGATGCTAAAGTAGAAAATGTTGTTGGCTTAGGATATCGTTTTGATATTACAGATAGAACAATGCTTAGCTTTGAACTCTCAGAAGATCAAGAAAAAGTTGGTCGTGCACGTAACAGAATTGAAAGAGCAAAAATTGAGTTGCGTGACTGGCTAGAATCATTAAATGACGACGATTCATTTACAACAATTATGGAAAAAGTTTATACAGATCTTCAGGCTACAGGAAATGGTTTTATTGAAGTAGGTAGAACTGTTTCTGGAGATATTGGATATATTGGTCATATACCAGCAACTACGGTTCGTGTTCGTCGTTTGCGTGATGGATATTTACAAATTATTGGACAAAAGATTGTTTACTTCCGTAATTTTGGTGGTACAAATCCAAATCCAGTGACAGCAGATCCACGTCCTAATGAAATTATTCACTTAAAACAATATTCTCCATTAAACACATTTTACGGTATCCCAGATATTCTTGCTGCTATGCCATCTTTAGTTGGAGATCAACTTGCTTCTCAATATAACATTGATTATTTTGAAAACAAAGCTGTACCAAGATATGTTATTACAGTCAAGGGCGCAAAGCTATCTGCTGATGCAGAAGATAAGATGTTTAGATTCCTACAAACTGGCCTAAAATCTCAGTCACATAGAACCCTGTATATCCCACTTCCTGGAGACACAGATAATAATAAAGTTGAATTTAAAATGGAGCCAATTGAGAATGGTATCCAAGATGGCTCATTTAAAGAATACCGTAAGCAAAATCGTGATGATATTTTAATTGCTCACCAAGTTCCAATTTCTAAACTTGGTGGAGCAGATTCTGCTGCTATTGCTGCTGCAATTGCACAGGACAGAACATTCAAAGAACAGGTATCACGCCCAGCACAAAGATATCTAGAGAAGATTGTTAATAAGATTATTAAAGAAAAAACTGATATTTTAGAGCTTAAATTTAATGAGCTTACTCTTACAGATGAAATTGCACAATCTCAGATTATTGAGCGTTATGTTAAGACTCAAGTAATTACTCCAAATGAGGCCCGTGAGATGTTAGATATGCCTCAAAGATCTGATGGTGATGAACCCTTCGTAATGAGTTCAAGACAGGCTACAGACGCTAGGGCAAACTTGGCGGGTAATAGACAACGGGATGCCGAACGAACAAATAATAATTCAGACTCCCCATCTACCATATCTGGAAGAAATCCACAAGGAGAAGGCAGATCATCTCAATAGTTGAGAAACTATTATAAAGGAATGATATAATTAATCTGCCATGAATATAAATAAAGCACATTGGATTACAGATGGCGACAGCGTTCGCTTTTCTATGCCTATTGGCAAAGTTGATCAAGAGCGTAGAACCGTCTCTGGCTTTGCAACACTTGACAATGTTGACAAGCAGAACGATATCGTAACTACCGAAGCAAGTTTAGCAGCATTTAAGAAGTTTAGGGGTAATCTTCGTGAAATGCATCAGCCAACGGCGGTAGGTAAAGTTGTTTCATTTAAAGAAGATAGATATTTTGATCCACAAACAAAAAAGTTTTATAGTGGAGTATATGTATCTGCATATGTTTCCAAAGGCGCACAAGACACATGGGAAAAAGTTCTTGATGGTACACTAACTGGTTTTTCAATTGGTGGAAATATTAAAAAGTTTGATGATGAATTTGATGACAGTATGGAAAAAACAGTTCGTATCATTAAAGAATATGAATTACATGAATTATCACTAGTTGATAATCCAGCAAATCAGTTTGCAAACGTTATCTCTATTCAAAAGGGAGAGCTTGGTGGATTTTTAGCAAAGGCAGTAGTTGACAATGTTTACTGGTGTAATTCAGATGATATTGTCCGTCTTTCAAAAGAATCCGATGAAAGTTGTCCATCATGCAGCGGTACAATGAAAAACATTGGATTTGTTGAAGATCAAAATGATATAGAAACAGTAAAGTTCTTAGTTGATAGTGCAAAAGGCATTAGAACAATTAAGATGACAAAGGAGGAAAATCCTATGACAGAAGAAACAACAGTTGTTGAAGAGACTATTGAAAAGTCTGATGCAGCAGTAGTTGAAAATGTTGAGGTTGCTCCAGAAGCTCCAGCAGAAGCACCAGCGGATGTTGTAGCAGAGGCTCCTGTTGCTGAAGAGGCAGCAGAGCCAGTGGCAGAGACAGTAACTGAAGAAGTTGCTCCAGTTGCTGATGATGCAGCAGAAAAGTCAATTGATGCAGTTGTTGATACAACATCAGAGATTGCAAAGTCTGTTGCAGAAATTAACGAATCTCTAACTAATGCCTTGAGCAATCTTGCAGAAACAGTTAAGGCTATGCAAGCCAATGTTGATGCAATCACAAAGTCCCTTGAAACAGTTACAGGCGAAGTAAAGTCTGTATCAAATGAGGTAAGCCAAGTAAAGGGTACTTTTAATGAGTTTGGAAAGCGAGTAGATGCTGTCGAACAAGACACTGCTTTCCGCAAGTCTGGCGATCTAGGCGAGATCGTGCAGGAGTTTTCAGAAATGAAGACTCAAAAATCCCTATGGGGCGGGCGTTTCCTCAAAACAGCCGACCTATTCAACAACTAACATAAATTCACTAGGAGGTGAACAATATGTCGGAACAAGAAATCGTAAAGAATTATCCAGGAACTTCTGAGGCTCACAACCATGACGGACAGGGTGCATTTGCATCTGGTGGCGTTGGTTCAGCAACAGCAACAGGTCCTGATGGTAATCTTTCTCCAGCGGCTTCACTTGGTAACATTGCTACAGCAAACTTTGGTGTAACAACTGGTGCCAATGCAGTGAATCCAACTGGTACACCTGGTGGTATTCTAGCACCAGAGCAAGCTCGCCGCTTCATCGACTACGTGTGGGATGCAACAGTTCTCGCCAAAGATGGTCGTAGAGTTACAATGCGAGCAAACACTATGGAGATCGAAAAGGTCAACGTAGGTGAGCGTGTAATCCGTGCAGCAGCACAAGCTGATGCAACATACACAAATGCTGGCGCAACATTTACCAAGGTAGAACTTACAACCAAGAAGATTCGTCTTGATTGGGAAGTCTCTACTGAGTCTCTTGAAGACAATATTGAAGGAGGTGCACTTGAAGACCATCTCGTTCGTCTTATGACAAACGCTTTTGCTAACGATATCGAAGATCTCGCTATCAATGGTGATGGTTCAACAGGCAACTTCCTTTCAATTATGGAAGGTTTCGTACACAAGGTTACAGACGGTTCAGATGCTCACGAAGCAATCGTAACCGTTTCAGATGATGCTTGGACACCAGCGGTAATGCAGGATATTATCCTAGCAATGCCACGTAAGTATCGTGCTATCAAGTCTAACTTGAAGTTCTATGCTGGTACAGATGCATTCCAGGGTATCGTTACAAACAACGGTACACTAGCTGATGCAGTAGCAGAAGCAATTGCTGGAATGACTCCAGGAAGCACACAAGCTAACCGTCAGAATTATCTAGACGGCGTTGGACAGACACTTGGTGGAGCACGTACAACACGTGTTCTCGGTGTTGATGTTATGGAAGTACCTTACTACCCAGCAGATTATGTCGACTTGACATTCCCTGCAAACCGTGTATGGGGCTTCCAGCGTGATATCACTGTAAACCGTGAATACAAGCCAAAGAAGGATACAATTGAATACACAGTATTCGTCCGCTTTGGTCTACAATGGGAAGAGCTTGATGCAGTTGCTTATGCAGATGCAGCATCTGATTCCTAAAAATTAAATAAGCAGTACCGAAAAGGAGGGTAGTGAAATATCTACCCTCCTTATTCACATTCTGATATAATAGCAGTGGAGGAATAATAATGTCAGTAGAATTAATAGAAGATTTAAAAAAGAAAACAGTACCACAATTAAAGTCATATGCAAAGAAGAATAATATAGATTTATTTGGAGTAAACACAAAAACAGAAATATTAGAAGTAATATTTTCTTTTATTCCAAGACCAGAGCAGGTCGAAGCAATGAAGAAAAAGGATAAGCCATCAGAAAAGATTGCCCTTTATTCAATTAAAAATCTTCATTGGAATGGTGTGGGGGATCTCGAAAGAGGATATAACATAGTATCTAAGGAGGATTCCGAAAAGTGGCTAGTTCGCAAAGATGTAAGAATTGCAACTGCAGACGAAGTAGCTAAATTTTACGGTAAAAAGAAGAAATGAACATACTAAGACTTCCACCATATCCGCTATCAGTTACATACTCTGTCCCAGAGGCATCAACTGATTATATTTTACTTATAAAGGATTCTGATAGAGATATTGTTCGTGTTGAAGAAGTACTCGAATCCTCAGCTGGATCAAAAATAACTTTTGAACTTCCTGCATATTTTTCTAAATACGATGAGTCGTATCAGCTAGAAATTTACGAAGCCGTATATAC